GACCAAGAACAGTTTATGTTGCTTGAAGATTTATATAAGACAGTAGAAAAGATTGAAAAGAGAATAGAAGATATGATGCACAATAAAGTTAATATACAGTTCTTAACAAAACAAATGGAAAAGGCATTAAAAGATATTGAAAATTTAAAAGACAAAGTAAGAGCAAATGGCAATGGAACGAATCACTAGAAAAGTTGTAGAATACTTAAATGATATGCAAAAGAAAACTAAACAAATGAGGATGGTAAAAGATTTAAAAAAAGAAGTTGAAACTGGAAAGCATGGTACACAAAAGTATGTCATTAAACAAGGAGTAAACAAAGGTAAGACAGTATGATTGAAACTGTAATAGCACTACTAATGATTGTTAATGGAGAAATTAAAGAACATAGAATACAAAAATCTATGTCTTATTGTTTAAAAGGTAAAAGAATTGCTATGCGTAGCAATACAGGAAACAATGTAGAGTACCAATGTATTAAAAGTAAAGCAGAAACAGAAATTTATATAGGTGCAAAATCTATTAAAAAACTTATATTAGAATAATGGCTATTAGAAAAACAACAAAAGGTAAGAACGCAAACTACAGACCTACAAAATCTGGAGCTGGTATGACAGCCAAAGGTGTCAAAGCATATAGAAGAGCCAATCCCGGATCAAAATTAAAAACAGCAGTAACAGGTAAGGTCAAGGCAGGATCAAAAGCTGCTAAACGTAGAAAGAGTTATTGTGCCAGATCAGCAGGACAACTTAAAAGATCATCCGCTAAAACAAGAAACGATCCTAACTCAAGAATAAGACAAGCAAGAAGAAGGTGGAAATGCCGATAAAAAAAACATGGAAGAAACCAGAAAGGTCTTTTATGTGTGGGTACTGCGAGGAGTGTGGAAAACAATTAATTAGTGATGCTGGTGGCTGGATTATAACTGCTACAAAAAAATACTTTTGCCATGATGGAAAAGATGGTAGTTGTTTCGACAACTATTGTATGTTAAAATTAAAAAAACAACAGGAGAATAACTATGTATGGTAAATCAAAAGGAAAAAGTAAATTAACATCTAAACAAAAAACTTTGCCACCGGCTTTGAAGAAAAAAATTATGAACTCTAAATCTAAAAAGAAAAAGTAATGCCGGGTTATCACAAAACTAAATCTGGTAAGATGGCTAAAAAAGGTTTGTACTATAACATCAACCAGAAAAAAAAATCTGGTACTTCAAAAAGTAAAGCTAAAAGTACAATTACTAAAAAGGCATATAAGAATATGCTATCTGGGTTTAAGAAATAAGTTTCTCAAACTCTTGCCACAACGATTGTTCTGGAGACCAGAATCTTTTTTGGTCTCTTTTCATTTCTATTGAATGTAAAACTGTGGTATGATCTTGTCCAAAATATCTACCAATATCTGTAAGGTTCATACGATACTTTTCAAATAACATATTGTGTATTACATTTCTTGCTCTAACAATATCTGTGGTTCTACTTTTTTTCATTAGAGTTTCTTTGTGTACTTCAAAATGTATGCAAACTTTATTAATCACACTTTGTACATCTGATGGTTTTGGTTTTGTAACAGTATAACCTACAATTTTTTTTACATTGCTATCTTTGATTGGTTGTTTTTGTAAAAGATTGGCAGCATATAAAAATCCTTCCGAGAACCCTACCTCATATAATCTTTCTTCTTGGTTCGTAAGAAGGTAAAATGCTTTCTTAACTTTGTATATAAAATTGTTTTCGTTTATTTGTTTTATGTGTTGATTATAATGTTTGCTTACATTTATGGTCATAAATCCCCCTCGTGTTCCTTCAGTTTTTTTTTATATAAAGTTAATAACTACTTTGCCATTAACTGTTCTCTGCACTCGTTAACTTTTATGTGTAAGCTATAACTTTCTGCTTTCAACTTGTTAACCTTTTGAACTGTTTGGATATATTGTTCAGATTTTTTTCTCTGTTTGTCCATCAGTTTTTGCAGTTGCATTTTGGTTTTTTCCATCTTGCTCCTTTTTTACTGTTGTAAAATCAATCCTCAAATTATCAATTTTACATTCTACAAGTTCTCCATTATTGGAGTTGTTTGCAGCTTTCTCTACATCATCAAAAAGTTCTATCATTGTAAAATGACAATCCCCATTAATAATTCTCTTATACTTACCCATTTTTATCCTTTTTGGCAACCTCTTTTTTGTGTATCTCTCTGGTCATCTTATTGTACACACTCAAGTCTAAATAGTTATCTGCTTTAAAATTTTTTGTTGATCTGTATAGTTTTAATCCCATCATTAATTGACCTACTTGGTGCGGTTTTATTCGTTTTTTTAAACTGTCAAACAATATTATTGTAAACATTTCTGCTAATAAAACAAAGTTTTCTTGGTAGTTACCATAATCTTTTTGCCGATCATCAATAACTTTCTTTTCAATCTCTTGATCTAAATCTGTTATTTTTTTATCCATAAATATGTTGAGGTGTCTTGGGGAAGAAAACTACCGAAAGGGAACTAGAAAGAAAAAACTCCCCCAAGACTAAATACAAATTAATTAAAACTTGTATGATTGTTTATTACCATAATTAGGTTTACTTTGAAACCCTTTATTAGGAGTTGCTGCAGGTTTATCTTCGTTGGCAGTAGGTGGTGTCATCTTGATTGTAATCCCAACAACATTACCTTGCTCATCCTTATCATCCCATCCAGCTTGATTGTGCCAAACGTCTCCTATCTTTACACCGATTGTCCATTTCTTACCCTCTGGTGCTTTTAGGTTTGGCGGTGCTACCCAATCCGGTTGGTTCTCCGCATTTTTGTTTTGGTTTCTTACCAAGTTACACCATACTACATCTTCACTCATGTTTACTCCTTTGTTATTGTCAGCTTTTACTGACCATTAGTTAATTGTAATTCACGAGTTTCAGCAACATCTGTTACTTGTCTATATGCTCGTAAATTATTTCTCATTAGAAACTCAACGTCTTTTCTAATCAAGTTCTTAACCTCTAGAAATTCATCAAGATTATTAGTTGATTTTAATGCACGTTTCATTTCTTCTACATCTATAGTATCATCCATATATGTAGGTTCTTCAACAGATTGCTCTGTAGAATCTTCAAATGGTTTTGGCTCATAGCCATCCTCATCTTTAATACCAGTTTTAAGATTTAATAAATTTAAAAACGCATACTTTCTTGAATATGACATGGCATTGCCGGTTCCAAACTTATCAAGGTTTCCAAATGCTGAACACCCATCAACAAGTACATGTTGTGTTGGATCATCAACATCATAAACTCTCATGGTACATACGACCATGACTTGTTTTATGTTTGGTACAATCTCTGTCAGATAATTACAAGTGGCATACAAACCATTGTCTAGTAAGGCTTGTGTTGCGGTTGCTTGTACATCATCATGTAGCAATGGGTTAAAGTGCATCCCATTTGCTTTCGCACCTTTCTTGACACCTTTTGCACTTAAACAGGCATCATGTAGTTTTTGATATATATTTCTCTTATTCATGTTTTATTCCCCATAGGTTAGTTATTAATTGTTTTTGCTCATCTGCTAAATCTTTATAATAGAAAGGATGATTTATATCTGGTGCTTCACACATCAATGCAAGTTCAGATAAGTTACCTTTACAGAACATAATCATACGTTCCCATAAAAGTATCTTCTCAATCATTTTAAAGTAAAGATATTCCAAATGATCTTTCTTCATTAACTCATGCGATTGATCAAAGGTAATATGCTCTTTGTCATTTACATAAATTAAATATGGTATCTTCTTGGTACACATATAATAAAATGAAGTTTGTGTAAGGTTATCTGTTGCGGGTTCAGTGGGTAAGGCTTGACTACTCATTGTCCACTCTTCCTTGTTCTTAACCTTTCTAATATTAGGTGGCTTGGTTTTAAGTTCAATCATTATTTTTTTTGTAAGATAATCAACTCTACCGGTAACAGGTTTAATCATTGTCATTTCTTTGTGCTTAACATATTGCTCACAAATTAACTTGTCATCACCAACCAAATCTTTAACAACTTTCTTTGTTACTCCAATACAATCATGTGCATAGGAAACCATTTCTTTTCTGGCGAACTCATCCTTTTTATCTACCGGGTCTTTTTTATTTATTTCATCTAACTCGCTATCAAAACATTTTTGATAATCTCTATCCCATTCTGTTTCTTTAATTGTTTTTGTTTTCCAAATCTCATCTGCAATTAATTTTTGTACTGTGTTATTAACTAAATTGCCGAATGATGGTTTGTATCTCCACAACCATGATCTTCTAATCTTTTCTAAAAAAGAATAGCTAATTAAATTTTTAGCAAAGGGTGATGACGTTGAAGAGTATGACCAATGATCCAATCCTTCTCCGCCATTAAATATTGAAAATGCTTCAGCTACTAACTGTTCTTGTGTTTTTTCTTTGAGTTTCATAAGTTCCTTTTTTTTAAATCTTTATACACTTTATTTTTTTATTGTAAAGCAATAAATATAATATATATACCTCTATATCAGATCAATTAAAGAGGAATTATGACACTTGAAGAGTATAGAAAAGAGAAGAAACTATCGTATTATGTCTTTGGACAAATGCTAGGACTTAATGGACAAAATCCGGGTACAAGCGTAAATCGTTGGTGTTTGACAGCTAAAGTTAAAAGGTTTCCCGATCCAGAAATGGTCAAGAAGATTTTAGAAGTAACAAACAATGAAGTAACCATAGAGGATTTGTACAGTGCGTGGTATAAAAAAGTTTAAATACAAAAGAGTTAAAGTAACTTGGCAAGATATATTAAATGACAACTCATGGTTTGATAGCTTTGATGATGTTGATAAAATGACTTATGCTTGGTGTCAAGATACCGGCTACTTGTATTCTAAAGATGAAAAAATGTTAAAAATATTTACCTCTTACTCTTATGATGGTGATAAACTTACCATAGGTAATGTTACTGTATTTCCTAGATCAGTAGTTAAAAAGATTGAGGTTTTAAAATGACCTATGAGGGTATGTTTGATGAGGTCGAGTGTAAGCACGAACTAAAAAGAGCCAAAAAATTTATTGAGAAACAAGCTAATATAATTTTGGCTTTAGAGAAAGAACTAGAAGAAAAAGAAAACGAGATAATAATAATTAAGAATAAATAATGAAATGTTTTTATTGTAATGATGATGTCATTTGGCAAAACGATTATGACATGGAAGATATAGACCCAGATTCGACACATAATATTATATCTTACTATGATTGTAAAAGTTGCGGTGCATGGTACGAAATTTATACAGATAAAAAAGAAAAGGACTAATGGCTAGATGGACTTATGCTTTCAGTAATGGAAGTTATAACGATTGGCATAGGAAATACGAGGGTATTGCTATGATTGATATAGACAGTATTGAGT